CGACGCGGAGTTGTAATTATGGAAAACATGAACATCACATCAGCGCAATATGTTAATTATCGCGGGGCAAATACATCTATTCGCGCGACTATTGATGGAGAAGAGATGCAGGTTCCTCTCGCCCCCGGCAACCGCCACTACGACGAAATCCAGCGACAGGTCGCCGCCGGTACCTTGACCATTGCTGACGCCGACTGATGAAGATGCAGATGGAAAACGTACTCAAAACCCAGATGGAACTTGAGGCACACGAGAAAGAGTGCGCCATCCGGTATGCTGCTGTGCAAGAGAAACTAGAGTCGTTGGATAAGCGCATGTGGCGGCTGGAAGCGATGATTATGGGGAGTACGATTTTAGTCGTGGCTATGGTCGTCTCCGTGTTTATGGGAATGAATTAGTATGGCAGATACAAATAAAATGTACACGGATGCGATGCTCACGGACGCTGCCCGACAGCAGTCCGGAGAACTCGCAGAAGGGTTTCAGGGAAACGTACCCGAAATAACTGCCGTACGTCCGACGGTGCAAACGGGAGAGATACAGACGACGACTGGGGCACAGCTTCCCGGACAAGTTGTAGCCCCGACAGCTATCGCCCCGACCACCGGTATCGAAGTCGCTGCCCCTACTGCTCCGGCTGACTTGGGACAAGTTGGCCCTATCCAGCAGATCACACCCCAAGTCGGGGCGATGGACGCGGCACAGATCGAGGCCGCACCGCAGATCGACATGACTCAAGTCGAGGGTACGCTTTCTCCGGAGGCCATCGCTACCGCCGCAACCCAAGAACTCGACGAACGTGCCACCGTTCAGTACCAACTCGGTGAGCTTCTCGGAAGCATCGAGGAAGGCAAGCCTATGCCCGCATGGGCCGCGCCGGGGGTACGAAAGGTGGCGGGTATCATGCAAGCTCGTGGCTTGGGTTCGTCCTCGATGGCCGCAGCCGCTATGACACAAGCCGTCATGGAGTCGGGTGTTGTCATCGCTGCACAAGACGCACAGAAGTACGCCACGATCCAGCTACAAAACCTCAACAACCAGCAGCAAACCGCTCTCGCTAACGCTGCACAGATCGCGGCTATGGACAAGGCGAACCTTTCCGCCCGCTTGCAAGGGGCCGTAACGAACGCACAACTTCTCCTCGCTACCGAAACCAAGAACCTCGACTCTCAACAAAAGGCGGATACCCTTTCGTACAACGCCTTGACACAGGCCATCTTCAAGGATGCGGCCGAAGAAAACGCACGTCAGCAGTTCAATGCAAAGAACGAGTTGCAGGTTGAGGAGTTCTTCGCCGAACTCGGATCACAGGTCGAAACGGCAAACGCTAACCGAAAGGCTGCGACGGATCAGTTCAATGCGGGCGAGATCAACGCACAGTCGCAGTTCAACGCTGCGATGCGAGACAACCGGGAGAAGTTCAACGCGAACATGCAGTTCGCTGTCGATCAGTCAAACGTACAGTGGCGCAGACAGGTCAACACTGCTGACACCGCCGTACAAAATGAAACAAACCGTATCAACGCACAAAACCTGTTCAACGCAAGCCAAAACGCCCTCAACAACTTGTGGCAAAAGTACCGCGACAACGCCGCGTGGAACTTTCAGAAAAACGAATCGTACTTGCAAAGACAACACGAAGTTGGTATAATGGCTATGGAGTTTGCTAACTCTAAAGCCCTGTATAATCAACAGCAAAAAGACCAACTCGCTGCCGGTATCGGCAACTGGTTGGCCTTGTGGTACGCGAATAGAGGATCGTAAGTATGAATCTTTTGACTGCACTCATCCCACTCGGTATCGCCGCAATCTCTGGTGGAACGGGTGGTGGCACTGAAAAAACTGGCGGCAAGGGAGGTATGGGCCTAGCCGAGTCGTTCCTTGTCAGCACGGGTGCTATAAAAGGTCCGGGGGGCATGTCTGGCGTACAACCGTTCACGGCTCCCGAAGCGGCACGTCCTCGTTCCGTTGCGGAGTTGACTCGCGGCCAACCCGGCACTCGTGCTATGACGATGGACCCGGTGCAGCGGATCGTACAGTCTGATCCGCGCGTAGCTTCTGCCGTGAGCCGTATGCTCACCGAAAGCTCGAACCAGCAGATGCGCGACTTCTCCGCTAAGTACGCCACCAGCGTCACGACACCACAAGGTCGCAAGACCCTTACAACCAAGCAACCCGGTGACATCAAGGTAGGAGTGTAAGGAATGGCCGAAGAGCAGATGCCCCAACGCGGCACCATCGAAGCTAAAGACCCGTTCTCTATGGCACCTCCGGGCTACGGTCTCACGTCCGACAACGAGCGTTGGCCGTGGGGAAAGCCCCAACAGGATGTCGATCCGGAAGCCGTACTCCGCAAGGCCGTCGATTCGTTGGAGGTACCACACGTACGTGAAGAAATGATGAAGCTCCTCATGGTCGGTGCGTCTGTCGAGGCACTCGTCGAAGGGTACCTTTTCCAAGCGTTCCAAGAGGGTGGCTTCTCTCCGGACGTGGGCTTACTGATCAAGGGGCCGTTGGCTATGTACATCGCGTCCGTTGCAGAGGACGAAAACGTACCCTATCGTTTGTTCGAGAATGACGACGCCCTGATCGAAGACGAGATGGATGATCGTACGTTCTTCTCGATGATGCGCGACAACAATCCGGCTATGTTCTCGTACGTCAGTGAAACGATCAACGAAGGTATTCGTCGGGGCAGTGCGCCGCAACCTCCGCGTGAGGACAACTTTATGACTATGACGAAGAAGGAATCTTAAGCGATGGGTATCGGCTTCGCACTTGCATCAGGACTCGTACAAGGTTTCACGCAAAATATCGGTCGTGAAATGGAAAAACGTGCTAGCGAAAAAGAGCGTGTTAATAAGCTCCGGGACGCTATCCTCGTGTCTTCTGTTGGTGATAACTTTAATAACGCCAACGTAGAAGCGATCCAGAAAATGATTGCTGGCTCTGAGCAGCAGATGCAAGAGCGGGGTGGTATCGACCTCTTTGGTACGCGCAGTGAAGATATTCTTTCTGACGATGAAATGACGGGCTTGCTCGGTTCGTTGAAGTCAACGACAGAGGAAGATAAGCCGGATACGTACATGCTCGGAGGTATCAAGTGGAATACCGAGTGGACGGGTGACGCCAACTCTTCTCGTAAGTGGCTTTCGGAAGTTTCTGGATTCGCGAACAGTACGGATTTTAACGACGTAATGGGCGGTTTAACCAAGCAGCAAGTCGGAACCCTTTCATCATCTGTCAATGCCGCGCGTCGTGCCGTTATCAAGGATGAAATGGATGCACAGAAGGGTTTGACCCGCGCTCCTGATGTTAGCGGAACAGGGGTTCTATACAAGGGCTTGAACATCTTCGACGATTACGTACAGAATATGTACGGTGACACCGTTACGGATGAAGCTGGTGGAACACACCCCACTGATCACGTTCTTTTCGATCTCGATGCTCTGATCATAACACACAACGAGCAGTTCCCAGACAGCCCCTTTAACTCGATGGGTCCGACTATCAAAGAGATTGATAAAGAAACTGGACAGCCCGTAGAAAAGACGCTGGTCATTTCAGGGTTTGCAGGTATAGATGCTGAAATGCACAATGCCATCGCTCAGAACTTGGGCTACGATGACAGGCTCCTGTTCAAGCAGTGGACAGAAAACTATATGACCATTGCGGGCATCAACCCCGGATACAAAAAACGTACCTTAGAGGCGTCTATTGAGATGGGTACGAGCATTCCCGGAATCGAAAACGTAACACCCCAGAAACTCCCGGCTATGATGGATGGGGGCGAAGCAGAAAAAGCGGTTAAGCGTATCGCTTCTGTGGTACAAGAGGTTACGGGCGGCGACTTTACGATGGCTGTGTACGCCCTCGCTGCCCACTTACCCGGACGTAAGAACAAGCCTCAGGCCGCTCTCTTTGGCGATGAGGTCATCGACACGGATGTCGAAACTGTTCAGGGGTACATCCTGACTAAAATCTTCGGAGAAGAAAAGGCGAAAACCGCAGACTTCAAGACGTTTATGGACGGTCAGGAGACCCTTGCAAACACTGCAGAACGTCTCCAAGCCCTCTACGAAGAGTTTGAGGATTTCCGCAAGCGAGAAGAAGACGGCGAAGAAATCGAATATAGTATGGCGTATCAGAGATTTAAGGGGCAGTTGAATGCGGCCTTTAACCTCGATAGAGGTATTCTCGGTAACGTAATCCGTGATCTCAATCCATTTAGTGAGGGATCATTAAATCTACGAAACGAAGACGATTTTACCTCAGAATACCAGCAATACTTGGAGCAGCGTGTTCAACGTCACGTACAACGAGGCGACGAAAAGATGGCCGCACTCGAAGCTATGCGTATCTCCCTTGCATTCGAGATGGCTCGTGCTGCCGATCCGTCTGGTCGCCTGTCGAACCAAGACATCGAACTTCAGCTTCGTAAGCTCGGCTCGAACTTCCAGACTATCGGACAGGCTCAAGCGGCCCTCCAAGTATCGATCCGGGAGTTCGAAAAGAAACAACAGCAGTACGCCGTATTTGCTCGGTACGCTTCTGATGATCGTGCGGCTACAGCAAACGACTACAAGATCGTAGACGCGGCAATCGCAGTGGACTTCCTCAATCGTAACGGAAACGTGGCGGCTGTCTCCGCTGCTATGCCGCCTCCGCCCCCTGCACCGCTCGACACCTCAAAAGTAATGAAACTCCCCAGCGGTAAGTACGTTGATAAAACAACTGGTGCTACGATTACAGATCAAAAAATGATTGACGCATACGAAGCAGCACAAGCAGGAAGTGTTTAATGGCTACACCCACATCGCAAATCGTAGAGGAAGCGTCTCGGCAGTCGGGTATCCCCCGGGTTCTTCCTGATCCGGTGGAGACTATCTCCGGTGCAGCCGAAGTGATTACGGGCGGCGGTATCGTTAAAGAAGAAACCACCGGAGTAGACAAAGGCTTTCAAGTCGGAACGGACCCGACCACGGGTATGCCTGTCGTCGAAACGACGGGAGAGATGGCGAAGCGAAGTGTCGAAGAGCAGACCCGTCAACTTACTTTCGACGAGTTCAAGTCAAAAATCATATCTGGAGATATCCCAACTGTTGCACAGATTCCACAGGGAAATTTACAGAATGATATCGAGCTTTCTGATCCGAACTTACAAGGTATAGAACCCGAGTTCAAACAAGCGGCGCAAGAACGTGTAGAAAATGCTTTTGAAATATACAAGGCAGGACAGCCTGACATCACTCCCGTAGAATTCGGGCAGCAAGTAGCGGAGGGTGAGTACGTTTTCGCCCCTACAGAGGAAGCGCGTACCAACCCTAAACTCCTCACCGTACAGCAAAACATATTCGAAGGTAAGGCGGCTATCGCCCGCGTCGTGAGTGACTCCTTCTCCGGAATGACTAATCCCGATGGAAGTCAACTCTCACAAGCCGATCAAAACGTAATCGAGCGTGTATTTGTACGCAATATCTCGTCGGGCAACTTCTGGGATGCTCTCGTCGAAAAGGTGTACGAGGGTACCGTAATCGGTACGGGTGTGTATCTTCCGGACATCGCAGTCAACTACGGCTGGGACGCGGTGAAGGCGACATTTAAGACGGGTGTATCTAACGTGGGTGCATTCCTGACTGGTTCCGAAACCAGCAAGGAGTGGATCGACGAGTGGAACAAGATGGCTCCCGACCGGGAGAAGGCGAGTCGCTGGTGGAAGGGCGTGATGTCCGACAATCTCGGCATCAAGCAGCTTTCGCAAGTTATGAATGAAATGGTCGAGATGGACCTCGATCGACAACTCGCTAACGGTGAAATCGATCAGGAAACGTACGACCGACTAACCACTCAAACGTACACTGATGCAGAAGGCAACACGGTCACTGTAAAGCCCGCGTACGTCACTGAGGACATGGCGCAAGTCCTTCTCAACACGTCTATCGATCAGTTGAGCAACAAAGAGCAGTACGGTTTGGTACTCGCTGAAGCATCCCTGATGATGGCCGGTGCCGGTAAGATGAAGGCAGCAACCGGTCGTAAGGACATCTTGGGTGTAGAGAAGAAGCTCAAAGACCTCGCAGAACGTGCCTCGAAGCCGGACGCCACAGATGCCGACATCGAACTCTTCGCAAAGTACAAGGGTATGTCCACCGTACAGGCCGGTGAGGCTATGCGTATGGAGGGCTTGGTTTCGAACTTCAACAAGAAGAGTGCCCTCTACTCTCTCGGTGTAGATCGTGCCACCGGCAATCTCAAAAAGATACTCGACGAACGTGACGTACTGTCTCAGCAGATGCGTGATATGCGTAGCAACGGTGTAAACAAAAAATCTGCACAGTATCGCACAGTTCAAGCAGAATACAATCGTCTCGGCGGCATGGCATTTCGTTCCGGAGTCACCGGTCGTGTTCTTCCGAACATCAAAGAAAACTTCGTCGAAGCGGCTCCACTCTCTGTCGTTATGTATTCTATGGGCGAAAGCGAGGGTATGCGTGAGTTCTTCGGCGGAGATCGCCTAGCCGCAGAGGGCATCGGTGCCCTGATGTATATGGTAATAGGTAAGCCTACTGTTAAGGGTGTAGGCAACGCCGCATATTGGGTAAATCAGCAGGGCGGTGACATTGTAGGCAAGGGACTCGGTATGGTCGAATCCATTGCTAACTTTCCCTTCGCTGTTGTTGGTATGAACGGTATCAAAGGGTACCTTCGCGACGGCAATATGAAAAACGTACGCGATATCTACAAGGCTCGTACCGGTGAAGACTTGCCCCGAGAGGCCGAAACGGCTCTCACATATGTAGGGCGGGTAGCTTCCGCTCTCGATGATGACGGACTCGATCAGGTCGTAACTTCGATGCAAAAGCATCAGGATCGTATGGCTCGTATCGTAGAAGCATTTCCTCCAGATATGCGTCCTGAAATTGAAACGATTATTGCAACAGACTTTGCTCGTCAGTCCGGCATAGGATTTATGAATGCCGCCAACAGACTTGCAGGATTTAGCGTCGATGCACGTGACGCGGGCAGCTTGAAGAACCTGAGCGCACAGCAAAAATATCTCCGCGTGATGGAAGCCGAGTCCGGCAAAACAGCGCAGATGATTGCTCGTCTGCGGGAAATGACTGCAAATCGTACAGATATCTCCGATCCGCAAGAAGCAGAGAATTACATCCGTTCCCTCGAAGCGGCACAAACGGCTCAGACTCGCTTGGTAAACACAGAGAAGGCGGCTCTTTCTGAACAGATCACGTCCTTCCGCGAAAACGTCTTAATCGATCCGAACACAGAAATTCCTCCGGGTATGCTCGAAGGACTCGATGACATGGAGCTAGAGCTTCTCGCGCCTACCCTAGTTGACGACGTAGCGATGCTCGGCAAGCTCGACGCACAGTACGCCCGTAACACAGAGCTACTCGCACAGCGCATGGAGAACATTGCCCTCTATCGACGTAACGATGCCAAGCACCTCAAGATGACCGCACGTAACCTTGAGATGTCGATGATGGAGCGTCTCAAGAACATGAAGCGTAAGGCGAAGCGGGGCTTCGTTGGGGTAGATTCTAAGGCTCGTAAGGCGGGCAAGACGATCACTGTAAATAAAATGATCATGGACCTGATGGAGTTTGCTCCGGACGATGCGGGTACGCTCGAAGCCTTCTTCAACAAAAAGTCCAAGTTCTTCACGGGTACACTTGGTCGTCAGATGTACACGGTTGCAAACAAAATGGCCGTACGTTCTCTCGAAGGCTTGGAAGGCAACACGTACGAAAATCTCCGTAAGCTCCACACGAACCCGAATGCGGGTGAATACTTTTTAGGTGAAGGCGCACAGCCTCTCGACATCATGCTGTTTTACATGAACAGGGGTGAGGGTCCGGAGTTCAAGGCCACACCCGGCGAAGTTATGGATGTGTTTTCTGCCTTCCGGGACTACGCCATTCGTACTGGAGACGACGAGCTAGCCTCGATGTACGACGGATACAGCCGTAACGTCGAGAAGCTGATCAAGGATCAAGCCCCCGAACTCTTTGCTGACTGGCAAAAAGCTCGTGCAATTTATCAGACGGAATGGTTCGACAAGCTCCGCGTCAACGGCCCTCTCGGAAAAGTTCACAAGTCGCAGAACGGTCCTGTCAAGGCTGTTGGAAAACTCGAAGACAGCGAGGGACAAGAAACGTATCTCTTTGAAGACATCGCTATCGGGGAGGAGATTCCGGAAGGGGCAGTCATCAGTGATCGTCTCTTCCAGATCGCATACAAGAACATCACACCTCTCGAAGCCTTCGACCCCTTCACAGAAAGTATTTCGAAAGCCCTACGCGGTGACGATGCGGCTATGACCTCTATCGTAAAAGTTCGTGATCAATTCATCCAAGAGTTTAGCGACATATCCCGCATGGGCGGTGCAGAGTTTGTATTCGACTTGTCTACTGACGTAGGGGAGCGGGACTTCAATCTCGTTAAAAACGTACTCGAAGAAGTCGTGTACGCCAAGTGGGGCAAGCAAGCTGCAAAACAGTTGCAACAACGCTCATCTCCTCTCGCTGCTACTCAAGGCGGCGGATACGACTGGGAGTCTATCGAGAACCTCAACGAGGTGCAAGATGCTCTGACGGTACTCGTGAAAGTTCCGGGAAAAGATCGCCCGGTACGCATGAAGCTCGTCGATCTCGATGATATGCTCGAACAGGATCGAGGGATTGCAAGTATCCTCAACAAGGCACGTTCAGGCGACGGTGACCCGAGCGACATGGTAATCCTCGAAGAGTACGGAAAGTATCAACGCCGAGTCGTTCAACAGTCCGAAGCTGTTCGTAGCAAAGTCATCAGCGATACAAACATACAAGATGATGGCGCGAAGCTCATCAATCGCTTCATCGGACAGAACACACCACGTCAGTTCTTCGAGAAGATGGTTGTCAACGGCTCTGCAAATGCCATCGAAGAGCTTCGGGGTGAAGTCCTTGCAAAGGTAGGAGATCGTTTCACCACAGAGGTTGGTGGCGTACAGCGCACGTACTCTACAGAAGAAGCCTTCGACAGGGGTATCTCGTACCTTTTGATACGCGGTATGATGGATTACGGCGGAGTCGCCCCTGTACAGGGTAAGAAAAACGTAGGTCTCGACGGTGAAGAATTTACCAACATGGCTCTGTACACACCAGAGATGATAGTCGAAGCCCTAGAGCGAGACAACGTCAAGGCTATTCTCGGACGATACATGGACTCTGATCATCAGCAGTTCATCTCTGACATGGCTGAGACCTTGAGCGAAGAGGTGGCGTACGTCAGTCGTCAGCAGGGTATCGAGCCGAAGATCGACAATATCGTACGTCCGATGAACACCAACCAGCTTATCTCTCGTGCATTCAACCTTGCACGGGGTATGGTTTCGCCGCAGTACGTGGCTGCAGAGTTCGGTGTGTCCCTAGCCTCACAGGCCGGACTCGACCTGATGAAACTCGCAGCAGGGAACAAGGAGGCTGCGGATATCATGCTCCGTATGATCAAGTTCCCGAAGGATATGACGAAGGCAGACTTGGATACCTTCGACAATCTCGTCACGGACTTTTTGATTTCAGAGCTTGGTCAACTCGGTGAAGAGGGCACGAAGATGCTCGAAGACTTACTCCAACAACCCGAAGAAGAGGGATCGAACTAATGAAAATGTACAACAACGGCCCGCGCAAGGCCATGATGTATGGTGGTGCTGCCAAGCGCAAGCCGATGATGTACGGCGGCATGGCCATGAATAAAAAGAAGAAGATGGCCAAAGGTGGTGAAGCCTTTGGTATGCTCAGTGTAAAGGCAGGGATCGACAAGAACCCCAAGCCTACTGCCGCAGATCGTATTGCCGGTGCTACTAAAGGTATGAAGAAGACTTCTGCATAATTTCGTCAGTCATAGTTTTCAAGTAGCGTAGAAGGGATGCTACCGAGTGCGAACCCTCGTACTCCGGCATCCCTTCATTCATTGTACGCTCGAAATCTTCCGGATTGACGCAATCGAAAAGCATCTCCACATTACCGTCGGTGAGGAGGTTCACTTCGAACTTAAAGAGTTGTGCTTTCGGTTTCAATGTCTCGTAACTCGCTGATTGCAAGGTTGTAGCAATCCGCCTTGAAAGTGAACCCGTTGTCCGGATCAACTTCCCCACGGCGGTGGTACGTTGCGTTTTCGTAGAACGTACGTTTGTCGATTTCCCCTAATACCCAAGCCTTACTACCGTCAATCTTGATCCGTACGAAAACGTACGAGTCACAGTCTTGCTTCGTGCCGTGCGCCGCAATCGTACAATCGTAGTACGTTTTGGGCGGCGTGTTGCACCGCTTCGTTTTTACGTCGATGCGTTTACCGTCGAGTACGAGATCGTAGTCGTGCGTGTTTGCTTCTGTAGCCCCCGTGAGGTCGGCTACGACGAGTTCACCGATAGCACCCACCACATGACTCGAACTGCCCGTGATGCTGCCCTGTAGGACGCCTACAGTGGCAGTTTTTTTCTTTGCGCGTTCGACTAACTCAGGCGTTATCTTTACTTCGATCATTGATCTTTTTCCACTCCGTCTGCGCCGGATGATTCTTCGGTGGGCTGTACTGTACCCATCCGTTT